GTGGCTAATGGTGGTACAGGATTAACATCTGGAACAACAAATCAATTTTTAAAATTTTCTTCTAGAATAATTACAAACGATTTAATGAAAGAATTTTCAGAACCTTTAATAAAGGAAGAATTTGTTAAAACAGATGCTTTAAAACAAATGAATACTCAATTAATAAAATTACAAAAAGATGCAAAAAAATATAATAAATTGTGGTTAGCAGCACTTGAAGATAAAGGAGCACTAGCAGCTAGTACAAAAAGATATAAAGAAATGGGTCAATTAAAAGCAGAGCAAATTGCTAAATTGAAGAAAAACATAGAGACAGAAACTTTAAGTATACAAAATGCTTTAGATAGTGTAAATTTAGAAACATTTTTAAATAGATTTGAAGAAGTAACAGCTATCTCTGGAGATCTATTTGAAGTTGGTGAAGCAGAAGCCTTTCAAGCCTCTTTAGGAACTATAATTAAATCTGAATTAGAACTTGCTGCTGTTTTAGCTGTGATGCAGGAAAAAGGATTTGCATTAGATGAACTAGCGATACAAACAATAGTAAATAATGTAAGAGAAAAAAAATCAATAGAAGAAAAAACAGAAGCACAAAAACAATCTAACAAAGAAAAAGAAGCTGCAGCAAAATTATTAGAAAAAGAAATAAAACTTAATGAAAGCATTTTACGATCCTCTTTTAATATGGGCAAATCTTATGAAGATGCAGGTAAGGCTGCTGAAGCTGCTGCTAAACAAGCTGTTGCAGCTAAAATTCAACAGGCACTTATCGAATATATGGCAAAAGCGTTTGCTGAACTTCCATTTCCTGCAAGTTTGATTGTTCCTGCATTAGGTGCAGCTATGGGATCAGCTTTAAATTCTGTTCTTTCAGGTTCATCTTCAAGTTCAAAATCTAGTAGTGGAAGTTCTGTATCTAGGTTTGCTGAAGGTGGTTATGTAGGTGGTAGACCTCACTCTCAAGGTGGAACTATTATTGAGGCTGAAAGAGGTGAGTTTGTTATGAGTAAAAATGCAGTAGAATCTATCGGCTTAGAAACTTTAAACCAAATGAATCAATCAGGTGCTGGAGGAAGTATTAATGTAAGTGTCACAGGTAATGTTTTAACACAAGATTTTGTTGAAGGCGAACTTGCAGAATCAATTAAAGAAGCTGTCCGTAGAGGTAGCGATTTTGGACTTAGTTAATGATAGAATTACCTCCAAAGTTTAAACAAGCATTAGGAAATGGTATGAGAACATCTTTATATCCTTTGGTTAGGATTTATAAAGATTACAGAATAGATGACACTATTCCTAATGATGTAGAATCAATAAATTTATCATCTAAAGAAACAGTAATTAAAAACTTAAATGATACTTATGAAAATTACAACCCTTTACTTTTAAATTCACCTTCAATAAGAAGTTCTGCTGACATTATAAATAATAAATACACTATATCAAGTGTATCTCTTTCTATATCCAACGCACAATTTCAAGGCAAAATATTTAGTGATAGTGTTCAAAGTCTATTAAATGCTGTATGTCAAGTATATTATTGTGCTAATGGTATTGATAATATTGAAGATTGTTTATTGGTTTACACAGGTACTATTAGACGTTTTAGTCAATCAGCAGAAACTATAAAATTAGAATTAGAAGATTTAACAGAACAAGTGCTATCAACTAAAATTCCAACTACTTTAATTCCTGACGACCCTGCATATAAAGAAGAAGATATAGGTAAGCCTTACCCTATGGTATATGGATATGTTGATGGACAACCATTAATTACAAAAATGACTACTAAAAATTCTCCAACAGATACACAAATTATATCACAGTTAGAAATTGATAAGCCAGATATAAATGTTGTTGGAGCATGGAATCAAAATCCAGAGATTATTTATAATAGTCCATATATAAATAATAATCATATGTTTTTTGATGCAGATAAAAATCTATTAAGTAAAAGAAATTACTTAAAAGTTTATGAAAATGGTTTTGTTGGCATTATGGAGGATGCTGTAGGTAATGCAGCTTATCCTTGGCGATGTAGATGGGTAAATAATGATGGTGAAGAAGGTTTTCGTAGTGTTGATTTTGAAGGAACAAAAATATATTCTTTCCATTATGCTGATGGCGATAATAGTCCTAATATTAAAATTGATTCACGATATAAAGATTTTCTTCACGTAAACGATGAAGATTCTGTAGATTTTAATTATTTACCAACAAGAATTTATAGACCTATAGTACACGCAATATTTGGGAATCAACAGGCTAGAATATCAGGTAATCAACATGGCTCTATTTTTCAAGTTTATGGTTTTAATTATTTAGGTAATTGGGATCCAAGGGAGCAATCTTTAGAAAGAATAGATGGATATAATGGTTCAACTTTACTTTTAGGTCTTGGTAATGTAGCAGAAGCAGAATATGAAAATAATTTAAATTCAGGTAATTTAACTTGGTGGGAACCAACTGATGTTAATGAAAATGTTTGTTTAAGTGCTTCGGAGGGGATAGGTTATATAAGTCCTTTTGTTTGGTCTGATACTGATGAAAATTATTCAGAAAATAAATATTTTAATGTTAATAAAATACAAAACAATAGGCTAACTGATGGTTTGCATATTAATTCAGCCTTTCAAAATTATGTGGGAGCAGGAGGGATTGTTTGTCAGTTTAAGTTAGCTGAAGTTGGAGATTTTGAGGCTGTTACCAATATTTTTTGGCAAGTAGGATATTTCACTCCAAACAATTTAGATGTTGATCTTAATTATGGGGGGCTTTTTGGAGGTGAATCTTCAGGAGCAGTACCAACTCGTTTTTGGTCAGGTAAGAAAGTTTGGTTATCTTCAGAAAATGACATGTGGGATAATTTACTTCATATGCTGCTTCATGGTAGTGCTAGTCATTATAGAGTGCCCAGTATGCTTGATGAAATTTTAGAAGAAGTTGATGTATTAGATTCTTCTGAAACAGGGGCTTCAGTTACAGTTGAAAATTTTTCTTACTCTGGAGGATTACGAACAACTAATGATATATCATTCTTTAATTGGGGTTATACTAGACCAATAGGTATTAATGATAATCCGGAAGCTGCGATGACTTGTGTAGCTAATTTATATAATGCTTATATATTACAAGATATAAAAATAAGAGATGTAGAAAATAGAAAATTTTATGCTGATATTATAGGTAGAGAAAAGAATGGACAAGCAATAAGCTCAGTATCAGATATTATTAAACATATTTTAGAAGAAGAACTTAATTATGGTATTGAAATTTCAGAAGATAATATTTTTACAGATTGGATGCACGGTTTTTGTTTATCTGAACAAAAAGAAGCTAAACAAGTATTTGAAGGATTGTTTAAATCATCTTTGATTATACCTTCTTTTAATTCTGAAGGGCAACTTAAATTTATACCTATACATCAAATTTTAAGTAATATTCAATATAATAAGATAGATAATCAACATATCCTTAAATATTCTTTTAGCTTAACAAAATTAGAAGATGTCAAAAATTCTGTTAATGTTAAATATCAAAAGAATTATGCTTCTGGTGAATTTGATAAACAAACAGGATACTCTTTAATAGATTCAAATCAAAATGAATTTGATAACTATGATAAGATAACTGAATCTATGTATCCAAATGATGAAAGTAAATGGTATAGTATTGATTATTACGGCTTAACATCAGAAGAAGCTAAGTTAGAAGTAGAAACAGAATATATAAGAGATGATGATACGGCAAGAAAATTACAAAAAAGATTAGTATCTTGGTATGCTAATCAACATCTTATAGTTAAAGTAGACTTACCTGTAAGTTATATGAATTTAGAAGTAGGTGACTATATTAAATTTAGTGAAGTTATAGGTGGTAAACTTGCATTTGGATATGATTATAGTAGAGATGATATAAGAAATGGACAAGTTATTTATCCTGTGTTTTTTATAAATAAAATTAGCAAATCTTTAGATAAAATAAGCATTGAAGCAGTTCAAGTGCATCGTGGAGAGTATGGTTCTGTACCTATTATTGATGATGAAGATGATAATGATGGAACAGTTACAGATAATGGTGGTAATGATGGTCAAGGTAATTTTGATTTACCTGATCCTAATGATAATCCGAATTATGGTGATGATACTGTAATAGACGAAGAAGAACAAGATTATCAATTTGAATATTTTAATAGTTATTGGGAAAATAATGATAATAATATAGATAATAACCCTACAGCCATTATAGATACTAATCTTGAAGGCAATATAGAATATCAAGCACTTATAACGCATAATGATCAAGTTTTTAATTACGGTACAAATGATTCAATGCCGATTGTAACCGAAGATGATGAACCTTACTATGCTAGTAATTATTTTAATTTTAATCTTTATAGTGAATTAAATAATGATGGAAATACTGTTGTTAGTGGCATAAGAATATCTACTCCACATTTAATACCTTGGGAAGAACTTGAAGATGGAACTATTATTCCACATAATGGTATTCAAGGTATTTTAAAAATATATTACGAAGGAACAGAACATAGTATGGATTTAGATTTTTTTCAAAATTATGTTGAGCCTATTGATCCTGTTCTAGGTGATGCAAATGGAGATGGTATAATTGATATATTAGATATTGTAATTCTTAGTTCTGCAGCTGTAGACCCAGCATTTGCTGATGAAATATTATCAAATTATCCACAAGCAGATATAAATCAAGATGGTATGTTAAATGTTCTTGATGTTGTTGAAGTTGTTGATATAGTGCTTCACGGAACTGGTGATGATGGTGATGATGGTGATGAAGGTGTAGATTTTGATGAATAGTAACCAAGGATAATTATGAAAGCAATAAATAAAAAAGATGCTATAATAAAACGTAAACGTAAAAAAGAAGAAACAGCTATTATAATGACAGATAATGGTATTTGTTCTTTAAAAACAAATGTTGATGTTATGGGTATTCAGTTACAATTTAAAGGTACGGCAGAGATAACGCCAGAACTTCCAGATGGTTGGATTTTACAAGGAAATCGTAATACAATTATAATGTTTACATTACAATCTGTACCTATCCAAAATCAAACGTTATTTAGTTATAAAGGTTTTGTAGATATTACATCAGGTATTATATCTAATGATAAAGGTGAAAGGCTGTCCGATAGACTACTAATAAATAATCCAGATTGGAAATTACAGGGTTTTACATGGCGTATAAGTAAAAGTAATTTTGAAGATTTGAAAGATACTAAAAGAGTTGGAAAAGTCAATAGAACTACTTATAATTTACCTGATTACGATTTACCAAAGGTAGAAAAGAAAAAAATTAAGAGAACACAGGCGAGTTCTCGTAGTACAGGAGGATATTAATGGGAAAGCAAGTTAAAACGCCAAGATTTTATGTAGATATACCTACATTTTTACACGCCACAGGACAATTAAAGTGGGATACAGATAGAGGTGGAGCAAAATTATTATATATGAATCCTTCCAATCCTTATATTAGGGAAGATTTAAGTGAGACTATGTTTGCTATTGGTAGTGCTTCAGTTAATAATCCAAAAACTTCTTTTCCTATTAACTTTTGTGCTTTATTAAATCATAATTTGGCAAATGATTCAAAAAATTGTAGGATTGTGGGTAAATATACAAATAGTAGTCATGGATTGTGTAATAACAATTTAGGATTTACTGAAATTATTAATGCAAATCATTATGAGGATGGTGATAATGATTTTATTGACCCTACTTATAATGGAACTTCAATTTGGTCTCTTAATGAATTAGATAGAAGATGGACTTCTTTTGAAATTTTCTTTTCTGAAGGATTTAATGAAACATTAAACCATCAACTAGGTTCTTTTGTTGTAGGTAAGTATTGGGATGCTCCTAACTCACCTGATTTAAACCTTACTATGTCAAGAAGTTTTGATGGTATCAGAAAACAAAAAACAATAGGTGGTAAAACATTAGCTAATATTTATTATGATGCACCAACAGAATGGACTATGAATAATAGTGATGGGGATACTTATAAATACCCAGTATTTGAATTAGATATTCCTTGGGATTCTGATGATGAAATATCATTTAATAAAAAAGCCAAAAGTGGATTAGGTAGAAAAGGTTTAAGAAGTTGGAATCTTACATTTTCATATATAAGTGAAGATAATATGTGGACTGATTACGAAACTTCTAATACATCACCTTTTGATGACACAGGGTATAATTCAGAAACAGGGGGAGATGCAACTATTGATCCAGCCACAAGAAAAAACCCTATGCTATCAGATGAAAGTTTTAATTTTGTATGGAATTGTACTTTAGGTGGAACTTTGCCGTTTATCTTTCAACCAAATGCAGACCAATATGATGCAAGTGGCAATTTAACACAAGCTGGAAATAATAATCCAGACCAATTCTCAATATGTACTTTTAGACAAAATACTTTAAGTGTAAAACAAGTGGCTTATAATACTTATACT